CTGCTTTAACCCCCCGGGGAGCTAGCTCCCTTAAACCCCGTCTAATGGGCGGGGACCCAGCGGCGTTTTAGTGTTACTGCGCCGTGCAGTGCGAATCGCGATAAGTGCTGGCTATCTCGCTCGATAAGACGCTGATAGTTCTTTATATCAGCGGATCGAGACAAGAAATCAGGATTAGAGGAGCTTCGCAACCCCTCTAAAGAACTGAGGCTAGCACTAAGCGCAGCGTAATTCGCCAGTTCTTCCTTACGGAAAACTGGACTTGGGACCCACGCTTTTACTTCAAAGCGGTGGAGATCTCGATTCCATCTTTCGATGGAACGATAACCCAAGAACGAATTGCGCCCAATGCCAGGAGTAGTCTCTGATAGATAGGGCAAAGGCCCTAGTATCCGTTCAAGTTTTGAAAACATGAACGAAGCAGATCGCCAATAACCTTTTGAATAAAATAGGTTAGCGGTGGCTGCCCATGAGATTAGTTCCTTGGCATCTCGCTTGTCCTTTGGGGGCCTAGAATTAAGGTAGGTTGGTGTTACCACCCGCCCGTTCCAGGCGTCCACGCCACAAGACTCTCGAAACTTTCCAGTCAAGAAAGTCTTGGACGTATTAACCTTACAGTTATATTTCTGTAGGTAATCAAGGACAAATTCCGCATACATTGTGGGAACGATAATATCGTCCCCATAGATGTATAACTCTCTAGAAACGTGATAAACGTTTCTGAGGGTTACAGGAAGGTTCTGAATTTCCAACAAGGCCATTACACAAATTGTGTAAAAATACATGGCCTCAACGGGAAAACAGAGAGCACTACCCATCGACGCAAATTTACGAAGAGGACCGATTAATCGGCCATCAGGTAGCTTTGCGTATCTCGAACGACATGCTTCAACAAAATCCCGAAAATCGGGATATGCTGAAAACATCTCTAATGCAAGATCAAGAGGAACTCTATCACTTGCATCAGAAAGGTCAACCGTTGCGAGTCGACCAGTCATCGAGGACATTATCGCCAGATTCTGGTTTACTGATTGGTCAGTGAAATTCACATGACCAGCTGTCAACCAAGAAGTCTCGATCCCTTTATAAACAAGAGAACGAACACCTTGTTGTGCATATTGCATACAACAAGGTTCTATAGCGATAATGCGTGGACCCTTTAAAGTTTTCGGAACAGGAACTACCCTTACGGGAATTTCCTGATCTGGTAAAATGACAGAAACATGCTTGAGCTCATCTGAATCATGGGGGGTACTCAATGAGTATCCATCCCCTATCAGATGTAAGTAAGGCTCTAGCCTGTCATACCAATACTGCCAATTCCATTTCTGGTTACCAGAAAGGCGTTCAGCAGTAGCTCCCGGACCGTGCTTTGGACGAATGGATGATAGTTCGAAAGAACCAATAATCCCTCCCCAGAGCACACGAGATACGTGACTAAAATAGTCACGATCATCGTTTGAGAGCGTGAAAGCTTCAAAGGATTGCTCAATCGCGACAAAATTCTCCATAGCCGCGTGGACCCTTTCGGGGGCACACGGCACCTCCAACTTCTTGAAGAGTAGACAAATCTGTCTAACACATTCAATAATTGTAGGAAAATCGGGAGAATTAAGATTAGTTTCTTCATTGTCGTAAAACCTTCCTGTCTCTCTGTCGAACAAAAGACCGAGCATACCTTGCAAAAATGCAGGGATTGCTCCAGCCTTCCGGAAATTCCGGAAAGCTGTTGGGTCTATATATCCAGCGGCCACACTTCGTTCGAAGTCGCGGCCAAAACTGGGAAGAGTAATCGTGATAAACGATAACCCTTCATGTTCGACTCGTGATCGTATTGTTCTTAGATCACGTAAATCGGAGACGTCAGCGGAACACTTTGCACACGCGTCTATATAGACGCATTGTGCTAATTCCAGATAGTCACTTACGTTGCTTTTCAAGGTACCTCCTACATTTGGGGGAAACCTTCAAGCCACGTATGTCTCCCTCCTCATCATCTATATAGATGATGAGAGTCCATCACCTACACGTAATAAGGAAAGATGCATTTAAGGAGGAAACCTCCATACGTGCATACTATCCAGCGTGCGAATGATCAACGGATTTGGGAGCCCAATGGTTAAGATTCTTGACCAAAGAGCTTTCCCACGGCCGTCGAATCAAGCCAACCCGAAAGGGCGGCTACTAGGTAGTTCACATCCGCAGAGGTAAACCCCGCGAGGGGCCTATCAATAACGGTGTAAACGGTCAAAGTTTCATAATCGTTGACAGACGTCAACGGGTCTGGAACAATGGCCTTTTGGTCGACACGCACGACGGATCGAATACGACCGCCCTGCGCTTTCGTGTGGCTGATAGTCATTTGAAATGTCTCATCAGCCTTTTTGTACACGGAAGCAGTCCCGGTTGTTGAAACCCGGGGCATCGACTTAGCTACCGAGTTAACGGTGATAGATTGTGGATCGGAAAACATAGTGGTTGACCTCCAAAATTAAATGGAATTGATCACTACCGAATAGACACTTTTCCAAGGTGCCAATCTTGTGAAAAAGTAGTGACGATATGATCTTTAGCTGCTAGATAGTATCAGCTCGGCCTATCACAAAATAGGAATCGAGTATTGGGTAGCGCCATTGACGCAGTCGCTTCAATGACGAGAAATACCCAAAGCTGCTAAGATCGCTAATTGCTTGGGACTTAAATCATCCCAAGACAGGCCAAATCCGAAAGGAGCATCTGCTTCCTTACGCTGCTTTACATCGATTACTCGACTATATTGCAGCTCTTTTATACCACCATTGGTAGGCCCAAAAGGCAGAAACTGCCTTAAAGTATGGGTTTTTACCTGATGGTGGACAAGGTACAGATACTTGGCCGCCATCCCGTCTAGATTCGCATCCTGAATCGCCTGTAAAGAGCGACCAGCATCCGAAATCCAGTCGAGGAGCCACGTCCAAGGCACAGCTTTGTAAATATTTACCGGAGTTGCGCGAGCGCCATGCAGAGCTAACTGCTGCTGCAAGGCACCTAATGCAGAATTAGCATCAGGTAAACTCTTGTCAAAATACGGTAGGTAATACCGAAAACGTCCAACACCCTCAGCGAGGGTGAACTTGGATTCCTTAATATTATAATAAGGTTTCCATGTTGGGATGTAACATCCCTGGATAAAATAATTTGAGCCAGGGTCGACGAAACTTCGTTCGCCCCAGCCCAGATCAGTGTCTTCGGTTTGATTTACAAGGAGAACTTTCCTTCTAATCCACTGGCCGTTATCACGTTCTAAACGTGAAATACGGTCTGAAGAATTTTGGATATTTCCAATAAACTTCTGGACGTCGGAAATAAAAGGAACCCAACCGAAGTTGTGGTTGAGAAAGTGGTTAGCTATCTTTTTCGGCAAACGCCTAAAAGATGGCTTCCCTCCGAGGTGTTTATAGATGTCTATAAAGCCCTCAAGGGATGTTTTTAGCATGTGAGGTACATCACGTATCTCAGCAATAGCTACGAACAAGCCACCTTGTTCAATTTTAGGTTTGGTAGAATCCCAAACCTTGTTCTCCAATGTCCCAAGACCGGGAATTAGGGGAGATCCCAAACCAAGGTTCAGAGAAAGATTAGTAAAATCTATCCCTGTCCCTGGCCAAGCTTGATCGGATAAATAAAAACATCCTTCATACTTGACCCGGCCAGATCCTATACCTGAATAGTTATAGTTCTGGTCCGTGATGTAAGTTCCTCCAAAACCCGTGCCTAAGCCCGAGTAGGTCATTTTAATGGACTGAAACGGTCCACCTGATCGAAAAGGCGGTCCAGGGTGCAGATCATCTGTTACCCTTTCTGCCTTCTCGAATATCGAGCCTCCGAAATAAAGGTCCTGTAAAGGAACCCAAACTTCAGAGTGCGGGTAGGTTTCTAAATAAAACCTACCTGCAATTCGATTAGGGTCGTATAAACGACTCCAGGTGACTCGTGAACGAGTCCGACCTCCAGGGAATTGTGACATTTCTGTGTATCCTTTCAGTTTGTAGTCATGTAGAAAAAACTACTTGCACTGCTAACTACTGGCTAGAATTAGCCAATTTGGGAAGTGCCATCGCTGACACTCCAGACAGGCCCAAG